AAATTAAACCTAGTGCATATCAAGAATATTTAGCTGATCTTCTTTATCCTAATACATCAGATAGTTTAACTCGGAATGTTTAATGGCTACAGAAAAAAATCCATATGATATGATACCTCAAGAGACTGCTGAGATTGTACCTCTTGAAGTAGAAGATAACAATGACATTCCTGCTACCTTTGAGGTAACGGATGATGGTGGTGTTATTGTAGACTTTAGTGAAAATGTTGAGATGGAAGCCTCAGAAGAAATTTCTGAATGGTATGGCAATCTTGCTGATACTATGGAAGAAGGCGAACTAGATGACATTGCTCAGAATGTTATTGACAATTATGAAGCTGATAAAGACTCTAGGTCAGAATGGGAGTCTATGTTTGAAAGAGGCTTCGACCTTCTTGGTTTAAAATTAGAACAAGGTTCCGAACCTTTTGAGGGTGCATGTACAGCCGTGCATCCTCTTCTTATTGAGTCTGCTGTTAAGTTTCAATCAAAAGCTTCTAACGAACTATTCCCATCAAAGGGTCCAGTAAAAGCTCAAATACTTGGCAAGACTACAGCAGAAAAAGAACTACAGGCAAATAGAGTTGAGAACTTTATGAACTATCAACTTACGGAACAGATGCCTGAGTACTTTGATGAATTTGAAAGAATGCTTTTTCATTTGCCGTTGATTGGGTCCGCATTTAAAAAGCTATACTATGATGCTACCGTTAAGCGTCCTAAGTCTGAATTTATTCCTATTGATCAGTTCTATGTGTCTTACTATGCTACAGACCTATCAAATGCTGATAGGTATACGCATGTAATTTATCGCAGTCCTGTAGAACTTAATAAAGATATTCGTGCAGGAATTTATAATGATGTAGATTTAATAGAACCCTCTTCTAATCCAACAACATCTTTTAGTGAAAAGATGGATACAATTATTGGATTGTCTCCTGCATATGACCATGATCCACAATATGTTCTTCTTGAACAGCACTGCTACATGGATATCGAAGACGATGAAAATCTTCCGTACATTGTAACAGTAGAAAAAGAATCTAGAAAAGTTTTAAGTATTCGTAGAAACTATAAACAGAATGACGTGAACAAAGAAAAGATTAGCCATTTTGTGCATTACAGATTTGTTCCTGGTTTTGGTTTTTACGGTTTGGGCCTAATCCACTTCCTTGGTAATTTGACCATGAGTGCTACTGCTGCAATGAGATCATTAATAGATGCAGGGCAATTTGCAAATCTACCAGGAGGATTTAAGGCCAAGGGAGTTAGAGTCGTTGGTGACAACGAACCTATTTCTCCCGGCGAGTTCAAGGAGGTTGAGGCAACTGGAATGGATTTGTCAAAGGCTATTGTTTCCCTTCCTTATAAAGAGCCTTCCTCTGTTCTTTTCCAGATGTTGAATTTCGTAACTGCTGCTGGTCAGAAGTTTGCGGACAGCACAGAACAAGTTATTTCTGATGCTGCCTCCTATGGACCCGTTGGTACTACTATGGCTTTGTTGGAAGCCTCCAGTAAATTCTTTAGTGCCGTACACAAAAGATTACATAAATCTCAGAAAGATGAATTTAGAATTTTAGCTAGAATTGACTATGACTATCTTCCTAATGAATATCCATATGATGTTCCTTTTGAAAGTCGTAGTATTTTTAAAAATGATTTTGATGGTCGTATTGATATTATTCCAGTATCCGATCCTAATATTCCTAGCAATGCTCATCGTATTATGTTATCTAACATGGTTCTTCAAATGGCACAGCAATCTCCTCCTGGTATGTTTAATATGGAAGTTCTTAACAGAACAATTCTAAATGCAACCAACATGCCAAACGTAGATGAGATTATTCCACCAAAGATTAAACCACAGCCACTTGATCCTGTTTCAGATATTATGGCTGCTACTAAAGGATTGCCTATTTCTGCTTTTCCAGGACAGAACCATGATGCTCACATACAGGTAAAGATGGCTTACCTGCAAGACCCAGCTAATGGTGGTAATCCTATTATGCAAAGAATTTCACCTATTCTTCAAGCTAATATTCAAGAGCATTCTGTAATGAAGTATCAGGAACAAATGAATGGTGTAGCGCAACAAATGTTGCAACAGGTTGATCCTTCTCAGATTACACCTGCTGTTACGGAGATGGCACTAGCCCAGGCAGCGCAACAAGTCATGAATGCTAACATGGCTGCTGGTCAAGCGCAGTCACCAGAGCAGCAGCTTGTTGCCCTTGAACAAGCCAAGGTACAACTTGAACAAACCAAGATACAAGCACAGACAGCTTCTGATGCGGCAGAACTTGAACTAAAGAACAAAGAACTTGAAATGAAAGAGACTGGTCAGATTATTGATATGCTTAAAGCAACGGCCCAGTCTAAGTCTAGAGAAGAACAAGCTGAAGAAAACAGAGCATCTAAAGAAGCTATGAAAGAAGCTGAACTTAGAACTAAACTTGAAATTGAAGAAGGCAAACTTGATCTAGCAGATAAAAAAGAATATGTTAAAGTTTTTGTTGACATGTTGAAAAAACAAATGGACGATGACAAAGAAATGGATGAAGTTGCTCTTGAGAATTTAATTAAACTAGCAGACAGTCAATTTAAGGAGATGAGAAATGATGCAGAAGGGTAAAGGATATCCTACGCATGTAAAGGAAACCGATAAAAGTTTTGGTGATCCGTATGCCATGGATGTTACTGGTTCCAGAAATATTCGCAGCGCACTTAACAAGTGGGACGAAAATTCTTGGAAGATTTCTGATTCCAAAAAAAGTAAGTAATGGAAATTTGGGATGAGATTGCAGTAGAGTTTAATAAAGAAATTGACAGACTAAGAACTTCTCTTGGGTCTGGCATTGCTGAAGATTTTTCACACTACAGGCAAATAGTAGGTTCCATTCACGGAATAGAATGGGCCAGAGATAATTTAAAAGATATTGTTAGAAAACGATTACATATGGAGGATGACTAACTAAATGCAGCAATTAGAATTGGGTGGGGCGGTTAAAAATGATTTATGGATTACAGATGTGGATGAAGTTCCTGATCCCTCGCCACTTCCAAATTTGCCGGGGTTTCACGTTTTAGTTCGTCCTGTATCTGTTAAAAGTATTACCAAGGGTGGAATTTTTATTCCTGATTCGACAAGAGACGATATGTCTTACCTTACTACTGTAGGTCAGGTATTAGCTCTTGGAGACTTGGCATATAAAGAAGTAGATAAGTTTCCTAATGGTGCGTGGTGCAACAAAGGGGACTATGTGTGTTACGGCAAACATACTGGAACTAAGTTATTTTATAAAGGAGTTAGACTAATTCTTTTATTTGATGATCAGATTATAATGCGTGTTGAAGACCCAAAAGACCTTGATCCAACATTTAATTTATCAAAAGCGTCAAGTTGATTTGTGAAATTAACATTTATGTGTTATAATAATATATAACGTAAATACGTTTGTGTCGTTAGCAACGGAGAAAAAAATGAATAATAATACAGAAGATGGTTGGGAAGATGTTTCTATTCCCAATAATGAAGAACAAGAACAAGTAGAATTTGAACTTGAGGAAGAACCTGAAGTACAAGAATCAAAACCTACAGTACAAGAATCGGAACCTATTGAAGAACAAAAGTCTGAGGATGTTCCAAAAGAACTTGACGGAATTGAAACTAAAGGTGCTGAAAAAAGAATTAGGCAGCTTATTCGTCAAAGAAAAGAAAGAGATGAACAGATTGAATCTCTTTTAGCTCAGAACGAAGAACTTCAAAATAATTTAAAACAAAAGAATAATGAAGTATATTCAATTACAAACAGAAGTATTGCTGCAAATGAAGAGGCTTTAGAAAAAACAATTAGATTGGCAAAAGATGCGTATGCCGAAGCTTTTGAAAATAATGAAACTCAAAAAGTTTTAGAAGCGCAAGAAATTTTAAATAATGCACAATCAGATTTGAAAACTCTTCGTCAACTTAAAGCAGGTACTGAAAGACAACAAAGGGTTAATGAAGAACAAAACAATCAAGTTCAACAACAACCAAGACAGTCTCAAGCAATTGATGTTAAAGCCCAGGAGTGGGCAGAACGAAATGATTGGTTCGGTCAAGACACAATTAAAACTGCTGCTGCATTAGCACTTGATGCAGAGCTAAAGTCAGAAGGATACGATCCTAACGAAGATGATTTTTACATGGAGATTGATAAAAGACTAGCAAGTGCTTTTACTCAACCTTCAGTCCGTGCGGAGGATAACACGTTACAACCTTCTCAAGTAGTTTCGGGGGCTTCACGCTCGTCTCCAAACTCCGGTTCAAAAGTCAAACTTTCTAAGGAAGATGTTAGACTTGCAAATAAATGGGGTATACCACTTGAACAGTACGCAGCCGAAAAGTTAAAGGTAACTAGAGCGGACGGTGAGTACACTGATATTACATAAGCGTGGAGGAAAAAATGACACGAAATGAATCACGTATGAGCAATCAAAGAGAAAATTTTGAACGAGAAGAAGAATGGTCGTTTGAAGAGCCAGATGCTCTTGCAATTCCTGAAGCTGTTAAAGAAAGGTTTCATGCAGAGAATTTGGCTTTACGTTGGATACGAGTCTCCTTCAGGGGCCAAGATGACTACACAAATGTAGGCAAACGTCAGCAAGAAGGCTGGGTGTTTGTTTCTCCAGAAGAAGTACCAGAGATGGCAATCTCCTCTTTCGTGAGAGAGGATGGCAGGTATGAGGGAACGGTAAGTCGAGGTGATCTTGCCCTTGCTAAAATGCCAGCTAAAAAAGCTATGGCTAGACAAAAGTTTTATGAAAACAAAGCTAACGAAATGATGGATGCTGTAAATTCTCAGCTAATGAATAATTCTGATTCTCGTTTAGCAAGTATGCCTGTAACTAACTCTAGTCGTTCTGTTGTAACAAAAGGAAGACAGCCCTCTTTTCAGGACTGATTCCTATTAATTAAGGAGATGAAACATGTCTACTACTAAAGCATTTCGTGGTTTCATTCCTGCTCGTAAAAAAGGTGGAGCTTACAATAATGAAGCTGTTACCGATACTATTGAGTTGACTTCTACTGGTATGGCTGGATCGCCTACCAACAGTATTTATACTGGTGATCCGTTTGTTCTTCCCGGTGCTGGCCTTACGACGATTACGCCGTATGTTGCTACGACCCTAAAACCCTCTGGTGTTTTTATGGGTTGCCAGTATGTGGAAAACGGTGAGCAGAAGTTTTCTCGGTATTGGCCGGGTGGGACTAGTGCCACGGACGTTAAATTTTTTGTAATTACTGATCCTGATCAGACTTATTACATTCAAGCTTCTCTTTCGCTTTCTGCGGCTGAGTTGCTTCCTGTTAAAAACTACAATGTTACGGTTAGCTCTACGGCTTCTTCCGGTAGCACGACCACTGGTCAGTCCAGCTATTATCTGGATGGTGCGTCTGGTACGGAAGCTGTGGCGCAGGTTCGTGTTATCGGTAAGGCTCAGTATCCTGACGAAAAGGATTCCGATGCGTATCCGATTGTTGAATGCTGGTTGAACATGCACCGTGACCGTTACGTCACTGCATCTGTTTCAACTACGGCTTAATAGGGAGGATTTATAATGGCTATTAATAGAGCTAGTATTAGCAAACAACTCCTTCCTGGCCTTAATGCTGTATTTGGAATGGAGTATGGAGAAGTTAATGACGAACATGCTTCTCTTTATGATGTTGAAAATTCGGACCGTGCTTTTGAAGAAGAAGTACTGTTTACTGGTTTTGGTACTGCCCCGGTTAAGGGTGAAGGTGCTGGCGTCAGTTATGACAGCGCACAGGAAAGCTACACCGCTCGTTACTCACACGAGACTGTTGCCCTGGCGTTTGCCGTTACTGAAGAAGCTATGGAAGACAATCTTTATGATACGTTTGCCAAGATTCGTGCCAGAGGACTTGCCCGTGCTATGGCTAACACCAAGCAGGTAAAGGCGGCTAACCTTTTCAATAATGGTTTCAGTGATACCATTGGCGATGGTGCTGCGTTCTTCTCGGCTTCGCACCCGACTATTTCGGATGGTAATCAGTCTAACCTTCTTTCGGCGGCTGACCTGACGGAAGCGTCTCTTGAGAGTGCTATTACGAACATTCAAAAGGTGAAGGATGATCGTGGTATTCTTATTGGTGCGAGTGCAGTTTCTCTGCATATTCCGGTTGATTCCTGGGCGATTGCGTCTCGCATTCTGTCTAGCCCTGGCAACACTCAGACGAGTGCTGGTTCGGCTAACCCGAATACGAATGCCATCAATGCTACCCGTCACATGGGTATGCTGCCGGAAGGTTTCTTTATCAATCGTCGGTTTACTGACACGAATGCCTTCTTCGTTAAAACGGATGTTCCGAATGGCACGAAGATGTTTGTTCGTTCTCCGCTTCAGACGAAGATGGAGCCTGACTTTGATACTGGCAACCTTCGCTTCAAAGCCCGTGAGCGTTATAGCTTCGGTGTCTCTGATTGGCGTGGTTTCTTCGGAAACGCTGGTTCGTCCTAAGTCTAAAGAGGGGGGAGTAGTTACGGCTACTCTCCCATTCTTTTAAAGGAGATGACATGAGTACTAATATTAAAGCTGCAACTGCTACCGGAGATGCTGTATTGACATTTGTTGAAACGGGTAACACTGTTGGAAACAATGGTTCTTCAGGACAAACTCCAACGACTACTCGTATTGTATCTATTCATGCGCTTGCTAGTGCTGCCGGTACTTTTACAATTAAAGGTCAACGGCAGATTTCTAATAAAACTGCTGAAGGTTCAGCAATTGTATTTAATGTAGCTGCAAACGAATCAACAGATATTTATATTAGTGAATTTGGAACACCTGTGTATGGTGTTGTATCTGTATCTGCACCTACCGATGGTGCCAGTCTAACAGTTTTTTGTGGTTAATAATGCCTAATTACGCTGATCTTAAAGACGATATTATTAAAACTTCTGAAAATGATGGAACTGAGTTTTCTTCTCAGATTCCTAAATTTGTTCAGAAGGCTGAATTTCGTTTGGTTAAAGACCTAGATGATTTTGGTTTAGATGAATATACAACTGTTTCTGTATCTTCAGCTAATGCAGGGTCTATTACTCTTAATGATCGTGTTCGAGTTATTCGTAATGTTAATTATAAAACAAGTAGCGGAACAAGCGTAACTAATTTATTGCCTAGAACTACAGAGTATGTAAATGATTATTGGCCTGTTAGTGCATCTACAGGCACACCAAGATATTATACACGTAAAAATAATTCTACAATTAAAATTGTACCAACACCAGTTTCTTCAATTACTGCTGAAATTCAAACAGCTTCTCAACCATTAGCTCTTGCTTCAGCTACGGG